GCTATAACCACCGGAAATAGGCCACGGGCGATCATTACCCGCAGCCTGCATCTATTGTGGCGATAAGAGCAACGCCTGACCTTTTGGATTGCGGCCCACCGTCTTCAATAAGCGCCGCAGCATGTTGGGTGCGCAGATTGTCGGTGCCGTCACAGATCGCTTCAGCGCTTGGACCTATCGCGCAGCCAGTCGTCAAGGCGATCATCGTCAGGCAGAGTAACTTTGTCCATGCGTTCACGGGTTCCAACATAGCTTTCCAGTTCCCTACGTTTTGCGGCTGCGGCCACGCTGGACTTTCCGCGCCAGTATGTTGCGGCGAAAGCGATCAAAAGCGCACCAGCGGCGGCAAGCCAAAGTTTTATGCGCAGAAACATTCAACGCGTCCGACGCCAAAGCATGTAGCCAATGAACCCAGCAGCCACGACAACTGCCACAAGCTGCGCCGTGGGGGCCAACTGACCCAAGACAGGCAGATAGTCTGCTGCGACGGCCACAGCGCCCGCTACACCGGCCCCAGCGGCTGCTTGGGCGTCCTTGTCATCGGATAGCTTCTCAGGCTGTCGGGGCGGCTCTGTGGGCCACGATGTGGGGGATAGCGGCCAATGTGTCCCCCAGCTACGCGGCTCTGCCGTGTCAATGTGCATGAACCCTGACTTGGGATAATAGCCGAAACCTGTAAAGCCGACCGCGCGGGCCGCAGCTTCGAACGTGTGCGGATCGTGGTTGTCCATGCGGACATCAAACGCGATGCCTTCCATGTGCTTAGATGCCTTGGCCCCACCGACCTTGCGGTTATGCTCTGGCGACCGATATGCAGATGTCAGGATCAACGACTTGCCAAGGTTGCTGCGAAGGCGTTGCAGCATATCCATTGCCTCGGTGTCTATTGTCAGCTTGCCGGTGCCTTTGCAAGCGATCTCGCGCGGGCTGAAATGATGCCAAGGCCATTCGGCGGGCGGAACCTTGCTATAGTGTGCGAATGTGCGCCTCATTTGCTGTTTCCCGACATCATTGTGTCAATGCGCCCGTTGAGCGTCTGTAACATGCTTATGATCTGTTCAAGCTGGGCGGCAGTCGCCTCGCGTTCTTCGCGCCGGGCTTGGTCGCGTGCGTTAGCCTCTGCGCGCAAAACCGCAATATCCGTTGAATGGATGCCTTGTTGCTTGTGCAGAATCCAAACCCAAATAACCGCTGGGACGATTAGATACTTCATTGCTGCGTCAATGAATGGCAGTGCTTCGTTCATGCCGTCCCCCAAGGCTGCAATGCAATCCACGCATCAATCTTTTCAATGCCGCTGTCAAAGATTACATCGCGGCTGAAATCTTCTTTCGGCAGTGAAATGTTATTGCGGCGCTCATACCAGCGATGGTCTGGCGTGTTTGGTTCATCAGCCATGTCAGAACCCCTTGACCCGGAACGCAGCGAAATCGCCGTTCATCATTTTCTTTTTGCAATAAAGGGCAAACTCTTTTGTCCCAATACCCGCACCGCACTCGGCAGACCATTGCTCGGCAATGACGAACGGGATGCGACCAGCAAGGCGAAACTTGGCGTCACCGTGCATAGACGGGGCAATGTCGGCCAGCGCCTTGTTCTCGTCGATTAGATATTTGACATCCTGCGAACGGGTGATGTGCAGCTTGCCGTCTTCTTCGATCATCTTTTCGCGGACATCATACATCGCTGGCACCCTTGCCCTTGCGTGCAACCTTGATTTCCTCAGCAAAGCCAAGATCAATCAGCGTGCGCGCATCTGCATCGGTTGCATCAACTTCGGTGCCAACTTCAAGCGGGCTACCGTTTAGCCACGGCTTGCGATCTGTTGTGATACGGATTTTGGGCATGTAATTTTCCTCAGGGGGTTAGCTGTAGCCGTTGCCCGAAAGTTACACGATTTATGGCTGCCGGTAAAGCACCTTGGATTTTTACCGGATGCCGCTATAATGAAATGGCTCCGCGCAGGACCAACTGCCGGAGCCGTGATCGAAACCGAACCAAGGAGGCTCCGATGGCCAAAGACTTACCACCTGTAGAAACATTGCGTCAACTGCTGGATTACAACGCAGAAACTGGGCTGCTGTTCTGGAAGCCGCGCCCGCGTGAAATGTTTAAAGGCAATGACCTGCGCATCTGCAACACATGGAACACGCGGTATGCTGGCAAGGAGGCACTTCGCCATATTGATGCCAACGGATATAAAATAGGTTCAGTGGCAGGCTTATCACTGAAGGCGCACAGATTAATTTGGAAACTGGTTTTTGGGCAAGAGCCAATAGGCCAGATTGATCACGTGAACGGGATCAGGCATGACAACCGGCTGGCAAACCTTAGATTGGTTAATCAAGCAGAAAACCAGCGCAACTCAGGCCTTAGGGCAGACAACAAGAGCGGTCATGCTGGGGTCTTTGTCAGCAAGACAGGAAAAATACGGCTTTATATTTCAGGCAAGTATTGCGGGACTTTTCCCACAATAGAAAGCGCTGTTGCTAAACGTATTCTTTTGGAAAAAGAACTTGGCTTTACCGGCGCAAGCCGGAAGCGAAAGGGGCAGCCGAAGCCGCCCCAATCTTTAATCGTGATATGATAATGGCTTACAGTGCGCCATTAATGTCACTAATTATACCATGTGCCTTCTGGGAATCAACCTGAAGCCCATACTCGGTCGAGATCAAACGACGCTCGGCGTGGCCTGTGCGGGCCAGTGGCTTCTGCGTGACGGTCTGCAAGTATGCAACCCGTGCGTAGTTTGGATCAAGAACGAACACATCGCGGCCAGCTACGGTGCGTGTTTCCAAGAAACGTGTTGGAACGATCTGCAATTCGCCGAAGTCGGAAACGTAAAGGTCAACAGCGGCGACGACTTTCATGTCATCGACGTTCTTAAACTTGGTTGCCGAACCGGTGAAAGTTGCAGAGATCTTCTGCTTCACAGCCGAACCACACAGAACGATGGATGGCTCTGCGCCGTTGTCCCAGCACTGAGCGATGACCGACTTCAGCATCGCTTCGGTCAGGGCGCGTGGTGTGCCGTCAGTTGCAGCCGCGTTGGGATAGCCAGTGGTGGTGCCAGACAGCGTTGGGTTTGCACCACTAACGCCACGGTTAACGTTGGTGCGCAGGAAGGCTGGCAGGCCACCAGTGATGCGGGCTGTCGTCGCATCGCCGGGAACGGCGGCTACGTTGGACAGCAGCATCACTTCCATATCGCGCTTTAGCTCTTTCAGCTTGTAGGCGATCTGCTTGGCAACAGTCTGCGCATCGGCCACACCGTTAACCTTCTGGTTGGTGTCGGAAACTTCGACAACCTTGTCAGAGATCTGGGTGTAGTTGGCAAGGCGGACAGCGTTGGTCGGCGCATCGTTGCCGGGTGCTGCTTCACCTTCCAGCACGCGGTTTGCGGCTGGTGCTGCCAGATCGACTTCCGACCACTCAAAATAAGTGTTCGTTGCAGTCTTGCGGCCAATGGCGCTCTGGAACGGGGTTTCGGTTGGCGAGATCGAAATCATCGCATCTTGCAAGTCCTCACGGATGGTTTTCACATCGTAGGTCTTGTTGGTGTTTGCATTCACAGCCATTTCGAGGCTCCTATATTAAGACAAGAGAAACTTAGCAACGTCATCAACGCTACCCGTGGATCGCATTCGGCCTTCAGCGACCTTGCGTTGCTTCACCTTGCCCGAACTGGTTGGCTGCTTGACGCCCGGTTTTACCATAGGGCGCGCGCGGTCAACCTTCTGCTTGATGCCATCCTTTGCCGCCATCATCTGACGGTATTTCATGGCGTCGTGCAGAACCCGAACCTGCCGACTGTCAACTACCTGCGCAATCTCATCCGGCGCGAAGCCGTATTCGACACCAACGTCAATCATCGCCTTGCGAACCTGCGGACCCTTTTCGGGATCGGCAATCTCCGGCAATACCTGCGTCAGCTTGGCCATCTCCTGCTGGAGTGTATAGGCCTGCGCTTGCTCTTGCATTTGTCGTTGGCGATTACTTACCGCCTCAAACTCCCCAACTTGACCCTGCCATGCTGCGACATCGTCGTCGTATTTCAGCTTGGCTTCCATGTATCCAATCGGATCTCTCTCAAAAAGATCGCGTCCGGGTGGCTTGGGCTGGGCGGGAATGCCGTCAGTCTCCAGTCGTTGGCGAAGCGTAGCAACTTGCTGTGCTTCCTGCTGCAACTGATTGTAAATTGCTTCGACCTGCTTACGGCCTTCGGCAACTTGACGCATCTGTTGCTGGATGTATTCCTGACCCGAATAGCCTCGGCGTAACTCGTCTAGGGTCACCTGCTTTTCTTCGCCATTTACCTTTACGGCATAGAGCGATTGCGCTGGCTCCTCGTCGGTCTCCTCGGCGTCCTCTGCGTCGTCATCCTCGTCGGTTTCATCGGCTTCGTCTGCCTCGTCCACCGTTTCGTCTGCTTCCTCGGCTTCCGCAACTTCCGCCTGATCGTCTTGATCGTCGGCTTCCATCACTTCGTCCTGCTCGGCAGGTTCCTGATCAAAGATCAGATTGTCCGCAACATCTTCGATGCTGCCCGTTGCAGTCGTGTTATCCACGGTGCTGCTCCCTATTCCGATGCTCCGAGATCTTGCCGTCCACTACGAACGATACAAGCTGCGTCTCCAAAGCATCTAACGCCCGGACCATCCGGTGCGCTTCCATAATCTCGTCTTGCGACGATATGGGGTGTTTGAATACCCCAATTGCTTTCCCTCTTACCATATCCAGCGCCTCGCGCAAAGTAGGATCGGCCAAAAGGCGCTCCGCGTGCTGTTTCTTCTGTTCAGCACTCATCGTGGGACACCCATTGGGTCACGCGGGGCGTTTTGTTCAGCTTTGATGGCCATTTCGTTTGCCTTCAATCCATATTTCGCCAGCAACTCGGCATTATCCAAAGCCAACTGCTGCGCCATTTTATCGCGCTCCAAATCCATGTTGGCCGACATCTCCATCATCTTGCGCTCATGGTCGGCAACCGCCTTCTGTGCGTCAAGCTGGGCGCGCTGGGCGTCGGTCTGCATACGCGCCTGCGCCTTGGCTTGTTCAACCATCATGTAGGCTTGATTGGGATCAGTCATTTGCTGCTGCTGTTGCTGCGCCTGTTGCGCCTGCATCATCATCTGCTGTTCAATCTCTGGCGACATCGGGTTGAAGTAGCGCTCTGCATTGCGGATGCCAGACGATGCCAGCATATCGGCCAGCGTGTTGCGGATGCCTGTCAGCGAAACAACACCGTTGCCCAGCCCGTACTGCTGGAATATCTGCATCTGCATCCCAAGGATTTCGCGGTATGCGGCAGACTTTTCTTCTTCGCGCCCGGTGCCAAGACCCACGTTCACAGACACATCCATCGACGTATCCCAGACGCGGGGATCAACTGGTACAAACTGGCTGTTAAGACGCATCAGCTTTTCGCCGTCAGCGTGCTTGACCGTCAGTCGCAGTATCAGGCCGAACAGGCGGCGCATACCGCCCTCGGCAAGGTTGCGTGCCATTGTCTCGATCTGGCCCGCAGCAGCTTGTATAGTGGCGCTGACAGCCACCTTGGACGTTGACTGCATGGAGTCTGGGTCAAGCCCCATGCTGGCCCGTGTGACGCCTGTCTTTTGCTCTACCAGCCCGTCCATGTATTGCAGCGCACTCAGGGTCTGGCCTGCGGTAAACGGCACGGCATAAACTTCCATCATGCCCGGCGCGTCTTGGCGGATCACGGCCCCGATCTCATTGTTCAGCACGTCATCAACATCGACCTTGCCTTTGACGATACCGATGCGGGGATTGTTGACCATTGCCACGTTGTCCAGAACGCCGCGAAGAATTGACGTTGCCGTGTCTTGGTCGTCCATTGTCAGATCGGGAATAGACCGGCCCAGCATCGTGTGCGGTTCTGGGTCAATCTCAAAGATGGCATACGGGATTTCATCGCACGGCTCAACGGACAGCACCTTGTAGGCATTGCCGCCCAGAATAGCGCGGTGCAGCGTTGGGATACCCGTGCCGTCCACGTCGATGCGCATATACGCCTCAGTCACCATCACCTTCTTCATGGATGGATCAATGGCGTTTTCGTCTTCGTTGCCGTTCAGGCTGTAGCCGCGCCGGGCTTCTTCTTCGCTCTCTACGATCGTGTCATTGTCGGTGCTGCTATTGAGATTGAACACGTCGTCAAACTCAAAGCCCATCGCCACCAGATCACCGACGCGCATATCTGTCCGCTGGCCGCAGACATAGCAATCGTCAATCGTGCGGGCATTCCGGTCAAAGAAAAACTCCTCCGGCGGGATGCTGTCGATCACAATGTCGCCAGCGTATGTCGTGCGCGAAATCTTTAGATCATGCGACGTGACAGGCGGTGCGCCAAACGCCATCTCTGGCGCAACCATCGCTTCGGCTTCTGTGGTTTCCGTATGTTCAATGACCTCGACATCAGGATCAGACATCAACGCCTGAAACTGCATGTCGTTCAGGCCGCTGTAGGTGTAGATTTTAGTCTTGGTCTTTTCCTCATAATAGGCTTTGGCGATGCCCATCTTTTTGATCAGCGCATCGTGGAACACATCGGATAGGATGCGGAACCCGCCAACTTCGTTAAACTTCCAGTGAATGTAGGTCGTGGCCTGATCGGCAAACTGCACATCCTCTTGCCCGCGCGGGATAAACTCCACAAACTTGCTGGATGACAGAAAGATCCGCATCAGGCTTGGCTTGATTGACCGCACGATGTCGCGCACCTTGGTCGCTACAACCTTGCTGCGCCCGTCCTCATAGCCGATGTCTGTCTCACCGTCGAAATATCGCTGGGCCTTGATACGGCCCTCGCTGACATCGCTTTCGATGAAATCAATCGCATCCTCAACGGCGGTAGAGAACACCGCTTGGATGTCGCTCTCGTCAAGCGGCTGTGGGCCTGTGGTCGTATCTTCTTCGTCCTCGATCACGCCAGCGTCATCAAGGATGTCCAACACTTCTTCGGGGATCATATCTTCGGGGTCCATGTCGTGTCCTTTATTGAGCCAGTAGGCCGCGCATTGATTGCCCAGATATATCGCCACCAGTTTCCGCCGGTGCGATAGCCCCAGCCCGTGTTGCGCCGCGCGTTGCTGTGGCCGTGATTTGTTCAATCCTATCACGCAAAGCCGCCAATGCGCCATCATCTTCAATGGCACGGCGAACAAGGTCAGCATCTTCAGAAACCAAGATGCGGGCAATCCGTGCGCGTTCAGGGTCGCTTAGTTCGCGCTTGAAGCGATCAGTTATAGCCCCCGCAACATTCATAATCGCTCGGCCATCCATAGACAGCGCGCCCCGAATATCGGCAACAGAAAGGCCCAAGCCCTGACGCGATTGCTCCATCAAGGTTTCAGCCGTTGGAGATCCGCCCAAGACAAAAGATGCAGCGTCTTGCGCACCGCTTGCGGTTTCAACCGAACGCAGCACGTCATCAACAGCGTCTTGCGGCAGAACCTCACGCAATATCCGGCCTTCTTTGGTTTCCTCATTGGCCATGTTGCGGATCATGCTTTGACGCGAACCAGTTGCAGACCGCGCTTCAATGGCTGACATCAGGCCTGCGCGATATGCCTCGATCTGGTCAGGGTCGCTCAATCGCGCAAACTCGCCCAGCTTTTCGTTAACGTCACCGGCCAATGCAATGCGCCCGGCCTCGAATGCATCACGCTGTTTGCGCACTCCAGCGGCTGTTGCACGGGTCGCGCTTAGTTCTGGCACGGCTTCATCAAGCAAACCCCGAAGGCCTGTCTCTACGCCTGCTACAGCCTCACCTGCTCCACCCATGCTGCCACGGAACAAAGCCGATGCACGGTTGCCGACAGCGCGACGAACGCTCTCAACTTCTGAAACCGTTGGGGTTCGGCTAAATTGAACGCTGCCATCCTCAAGGATTTGAAAGAAAGGTGCTGCGCCAGTTTCAGCGCGCAGGCCAATGGCGACTTCCTCTGCGGCGGAAGGCACGCGGCGCAGCGTGTTTGCCAATTCCTCAACCACATCGTCAGGCGCAGGCATGTTGCGGAACTGCCCATAGGCTGCGCGCTCTGCCACTCGCGCCACATCCTCACTTCTGCGCTGAGATTGCAATGCGCTTGGTGCGTCTACGTCAGACAGATACTGGCGAAGATCCGAAAGGGCCGCTGCCCGCGTTGACGCAGGGCGAGGCTCAAGGGCTTCATTAATAATCCGAGACGCATCACCGCCGCCAGAACGCAATGCCCGGACAGCCGCCTTAATAGTGCTGTTTTCTGCAAGCAAACGCCCCGAAAGAATATCGTCTGCAATTTCATCAGAAGATTTGCCTGTCTGCGATGCAAGTCGCTGGATTTCGTTTTCAACGATAGACGATCCGCGATTGCCAACAAGGCGGCGCGTGGCATCAGTCAGCGACCCCAAGGCACCACCAGCCAACCGCGTGGCCTGACCTGCGACAACAGCCCCACCACCGCCCAATGCAGCGCCACCGGGGACACGCATCGCGCGTTCACCAAAGCCACCCTCGCCGGTGTTGAAAGCATACGCACCGCCCTCAAGAGCGCCGCGACCAACCATGCGTGCTGCCGTTGCAGGCCCACCGCCCGGAATTAACGCAGGAACAATAGCGCCGCCCAACTCAAAGCCCATAGACTCAACAGGGCGATCTTCGCGGTAGGCTTCAATCCCGCCGCGAATATCGGCAAGCGTTTCATCGTAAGGCTGGCCAAACGCGCGACGAACGCCCGCCTCTGCCTCATCTGCCAGCCCCAAGGTAAGGCCCTGCAATGCAGTCCGAGTGCGTTGTGTTGGCACAGCCTGTCCGTATTCCGCGCGCATGACACGCTGGATTGTGGCGTCGTCAGTCCCCGCAGGAAACCTGACAATCGTTCCATCTGGCGCTTGTATCTCAATCATGCCGATTTACTCCAGTTGGCCCGTCTGTGGGTTAAATGTGCGGATGGCAGGCGCACCGCTTGATGGCGCACCATCGGCGGGCGCATCACCGGCAGGCGCACGGAACCCAGCAAGCGGGTTGGGGCGCTGCTGCATAAGTTGGAACGCTTGCGCACGGTCAATCTCGCCAGACCGCATCTGCTGAACGATTGCTGCGCCGCTTTGGTCATACTCAGCGATGGCGCGCATGGTTTCAATGATGCGCCGGTTGCCGTCAGGCTGGTTGACGATCCGTGGCAGCGATTGCTTGAACAGCGCAAGGTCGGCGTCACTCATGGGGCCAGAACCCGGCTGACGCTGCTCAGGCACCAGTGAATTGATCAATGCCTGCGCGGCTTGGAGGTCGCCCAATCCCTCGGTTGCGATGCCAAACTCACCAGCCACTTGCTTGATAACGCCCAAGCCACCAGAAGGTGCAGAGGCTAGTGCTTGCTCTAGCTGGTCAATGCGGCCTAAGTTGCGCTGCGCCATCAAACCCGCGCTGTAAACGTCCGTGATTGTCTTGGCATCGCCAGTAGCGAATGCTTCTTCGAACTTACCTTCCGAACGCTGGTCAAGATTGACTGTCGTGCCGCCACCACCGACCTTGTTCGCCGTGCCGTCTGGCTTAAGGTTGTAAAGACCGTCCTCAATCTGTGTGCCGGGGAACATTTCACGCATCTGCACGGCGCTCAGGATCTGGCCACGGTCAGGCGCAGGTTCCTGCGAGTCTTGATAGGCCTTCAATGCGGCCACGGCTCCGATTGCGTCAACAAGCTGCACAAAGCGTTCTCCGCCCGGCTGCGCGCGCAGAAACTCAATGGTCTTGTTCTTGGATTGCGTATCCTGCCGCGTTTGCGCACGCCCCGCGATCCGATCCGCAGACATCTGCATCAGGGCTTGGTTGGGGTTCTGCGTCAGCCCGCCAAAGCCGATGGCCAAGCTGTCAAGAAAGTCGGGGTTGGAAAGCAGGCCGCGAATGCCGCCGGGCTGTTGCTGTTGTTCCATTTGCGTTGCTCCTGTCGGTGCGTCAAAGCCAAGGGCTTGTCGTGTATCTCTTGCGACTGATTGTTCTGGCGTGATGCCTGTGTATCGGGCAACCCGGCGCTGTAGGTTTTCCGGCGCTGGGCGTAGAAAGTCCCGTGCAATTGCAGCCGCTGCTGTCGGCGCGTCTTGCGCTGAAAAGATTGACCGCGCAGCCCGTGCTTCTGGCCCCTGCAATTCCGTCATCAGAAAATCAAGCTGGGCATTAGGGTCAGATGCCGAAACGCCACGGTCCGCTGCGAAACGCTCAAACGCAACACGGCGCGGACCGGTCAACTGATACAGGCCAAAGCCGCCGCGCGATCCGGAAACCGTCGGGCTAATCTCATTGATGGCAGGATTAAACCCGCTTTCGTCGGCAATGTTCATCACAAAGCCTTCGGCAATGTGCGCCGGAAGGCCCCGTGAAAGTAGGCCCTGCCGAATGAAGTCTGGACCGACACTAGCCATCAGATATTCAGCCCGCCATAGTTGACGCGCAGATAACCGTCAGACGCGCGGTGAACAAGGTGCGGGTGCGTCTCCATCAATTCATCGGCCATGACGCCGACTGTGGGCTGGTCTGGGCTGGCGATGCGCTTGCCTTCGTCTGTCCAGTCCCAAGAGTAAATCTTGACGCCGCTGCGCTCACCAATCGGTGTGACGTTTGTCTTCAAGCGGCGATCAGACGCCATGTAAGTTGCGCCAGCATTGGCCCCAGCTTGCAAGTAATCAAACAAACCCGGATTGCGTGTCTCCGTTGTTGATCCCTGATTAAAGTTGCCCGCGCTTGTTGCCCCCATGCGCGTGTTTAAAGCTGTCTGCGGTGCGTTAGCAAAGCCGCCGTATTGCGCACGGGCAGCGTCAATCAATCGCTGGTTATTCTGCTGCTGCAACAAACCCTGCTGCTGCTGCATCCCAATGATGCCCTGACCCATACCGAAGCCAGTCTGGCCCAAGCCTCCAAGCTGACCAGATGCCTGCAAGCGAAGGTTTGCGGCCTGCTGTGCTGCTTGCTGGTTGGCTTGCTGTGCGTCCAGCGTCATGCCCTGTCCAAACTCTTGCGCCCGACCAAATGCCCCTTGGTTTGCTATTTGCCCTTGAAGCCCTAATGCTTGTCCAAACTCTTGCGCCCGACCAAATGCCCCTTGGTTTGCTATTTGCCCTTGAAGCCCTGTTGCTTGTCCAAACTGTTCCGCCGCTGAACGCGCAGACTGGTTTGCCAGCGCAGCTTGCATCTGATTGGCAACGTCCTGCTGAGATGCGCCAAGCGCCGTCTGGAAGCCCTGCTGACGCAGACCCGCCGCAAGCTGACCGCCTTGCCGTGCAAACGCTTCGTTGGTCAGGCTTTCGGCAACGCCTTGACGCGATCCACCGAAGGCACCAGCCGCAGATGCTTGCGCCCCCAGTTGGTTCATTTGCATTTGACGCTGGCGCTCAAGGTCGCCCATCGACGTATCAATGACCTGCTGCGTGTAGGGGTTCATGTAAGTGCCGATGCCGCCAACGGCTTGCTGCGCAGCCACAGCGTCAGGCGTATAGCCAAACTGCGTGCCAACCTGCTGCGGATCGTAACCGAATTGGGTATCAACCTGCTGCGGATCGTAACCGAATTGGGTATCAACCTGCTGGCCCTGAAAGCCCATGATGTTACGCGCGCCGCCCATTGCGTCAGTCAGCGCACCAGACGCTTGCTTAAACACGTTGTTTGCCGCTGCGGGATTAATCGCAGATGGCATTGGTGTTGGTGCAGATTGCATTACTTGCGCCGGCCTTGGAGCCATTGGCGCAGGCATCGGTGTCGGCGCTGCTGCTGCTGCTGGATTAGAACCACGGCCCATGAGTTACCCCCGTCAATTTCTGTTTGGACGCGCCACTGGGCGCATAGGTGTTGTGCTGCGGCTTGGCAGCGCATTGGTTATGCGAGCAATCGCCTGATTGGCTGGCCGCTCAAGCCGTGGATCGTTCACACCGCCCGGCAGAACCGATCGCAAGCGACTGGACGCAAACGAGCTTGGTTCGCTGCGTTCGCGCGCTTGCTGAATACGCTCACGACCATCTCGATCACTGCCGCCATCTGATGGCTGGGAAACTGCTGCACCGCCACCCTTGTTGCCCAGACCGCCATCGCGCGGCCCAGTAACCGGATCAATGAACATTGCTGTAAGTGCATCAAATTGCGCAGGCGCGCGCTGCTGCAATTCGGCAAGGGCTTGGTCATAAAGCCCGCCAGAAGAATATGCGCCCATTCCGCCGTAATCCATCGCAGTCGGCATACCGGCCCCCGCAGATGTTGGCATACCCAAACCAAATGCATCAGCCGCCGCATTGATGTTACCACCAGCAGCCATCTGCATTGGCGTCATCGCGGCAACGTCTGGCCCGTAATAGGGAACATAGCCAATTTGCGCGATCTGGTCTGCGCGGGCAATATTGCCCTTGGCCGCTGACTCAAGATACTCTGGTATTTTGGTTTCGGTTGTGGTGCTGCCGCGACCCATTATTCAAACTCCTTTTCCAAGACCGTCATCACCGGCTTGTATCCGTATTTCTCAAGAACCCGCTTCCAACCATGTCGCCCCGCGATTGTCATGCTGGTGCAGCCCTGTGTCTTACTCCAAGCTACGGCGCTGTCGATCATATCAATGATTTGATCCATCTCGCCGCCAGCCAAAAAAACGTGCAGGACTTTCTTCTTTGGATATATCACAATCTCTGTGACAGCGCACCCCCTTTCGGCAGGCCACAATTGCAGCTTGCCGTCAAGTATCCGCTCAGAAACGTCATCAAACGTGTGCGTCCCGCCGCTGTATTCCAGCGCGTCATCAATCCACGGGCGGCAATGGTCAATGATATTCAAGACCTGATCCTTGTGACTGACAGCGACACAGACGGCGTTGCGGGCGCAAATGCAGTGGCAGCAAATGCTTCAAGCGATGCCGTTGTGTGATCGTCCGTTGCCCAATAAGCCTCAAGGTAATCACCGGCGCTTACGCTAAAGATAGCGCCCTTGGTGACAGGCTTTGTTGATGTGCTGTCATGCAGGCTTGCGCGCGTTGCCCCAGATGGCACGTCAACGCCGTTGATCCTTGGCCAAAACCAAAAATCAACTTTCGATCCACTTGTGCTGTAAACCTGCGCAGTGAAGGTCAGGTAATAAACGCCGCCTTCCTCAAAGATAATCCGGCTTTGGTTGGGCGATGCCCCAAGGCTAATCCCCTCGGAAAACCCAGCGGCTGGCGCGTCAAAGACAATCGGATAGGCAGTGTTAGACGCCGCCGCAGTGATGTCATTGTCCTGGGTCAGAAACCCAAAGCCATTGGCAATGACAAGCTGACGCCATTCCCCATCAAGCGACACCACTGGATACTTGTTGTCCCGATCCCACAGCAGCACGCCGTTCTCTGCCGCCGTAGCCCTTGCATCGAGCGCACCCAACTGGTCCAGCGCGCGCGCCAAATACCGGCGGATGTTTTCAGCCCATGCTTTCGCATCTGTGGTAAATGGCGGGATCACACGGCTCATCTACGGCCACCGGGGACAGCATCAAGCCGCATCACGCCCACGCGCCAGTCAGCCGCAGAGTTGCCATCAACGCGCATCCGCACCTGACGCCCGGTAAACCGCATGCTGGTCGGGTTTGCCATGCTGAATGGCCCGTAACTACGTTCAGTTGCAGTTGGATAAAACCGCGTCTTAAACGTAGCCGTGACATCGCCCAGCGTTCGTTCGTCTGGGATAAACTGCTGCACGCTCATTACCTGATCGCCAGTCCCAAGCGTGATCGGCCCGCTTTCGCAGAATGGCGTTGCCCCGCTGTAGGAATAGCCCGCCTCATGCTCATATAGAACACCGTCGGCAGCGATCCACATAGGCTGACGGAACGCGCCGCTGTCAACGCCAGCCGTGCGGTCAATGTCGCCAGTGGACCAGACGTTCTGCGCGTAGTCGTAGACGACATAGCGGTTGCACTCAACGCTGGCACCGCTTGGATAGAACCACCATATCTCGCTCCAGCGGCTGTTGACTAAGGCGTGAACCTTTGACCGCTGATCGGTGTTAAAGTCGCTAAAAACGTAGTCGCTGACTTCGCTGGGCAACTCCTGCACGGCACCGCCGCTGTATGTGAAGAAACTGCGCGCGCCCATCCAGACAACGCCCATGTCAATCGCAACCGCCGCATTGGCCGCAATCAGGCCGCAGGACGTGCCGACACGTTCAAAGCCATAGACGAACGGCGGGCCTTGGTAAGTCGCTGTGTGGGCGTCCTGATCGGTCAGGATCAACGCCTGCCCACGGGTCCGCAGGCCGCGCAAGATCGTGCCGTTGGTCTGGATCTCGATGTCGCCCGCCTCGTTAGTCGCAAGAGGCGTCCAGACCGTGTTGTCCTCTCGATCAGAAAACGCAATCTTGCGCGGGTTTCCACCAGCACCAAAGGCGAACAAGGATCGTTCTTCTGTCACCATCAACGCGGAGCAATTCTCTGGGCTGTTGGCAATCTGCGCGGCATCTTCAGCAGAGTCTAGCTGCCACTCATACAGATTGCCGTCATCAGCCGTGCAGCCGACAAGGTATTCGCCCCAGTTATCCAGCGACCATGTAGTGGCAGGCAGCAGCGTTGACGTGTCCTGCCGTGGCGTGCCGTAAGTCTGGTTGCCGTAGGTGCTGGCACCGAAGCCCACAGACAACGTGGCATCCACCCGACCGGCTGTGAACCCGACAGGCGTGATGTCAGTCACTGCATTGCTAGCGGTCATGGCAAACAGCTTGTCGTGCGTGCCAAGGGCCAACCGGCGGCTGTTGCTGTTGTCCTCCCAAGCCAGCATTGATCGAACAACGCCTGCGATGTCTACACTGCCCCGCTGACGCCAACCGCCAACAGGACGCAATGAACCTTCATGGAACCGGATCAGGTTGCCATCGCGCCACCGGCCAAGAGATTGGTATTCAGTGCCGTTGCGATACTGCCCTGCTGGGATATTGAGCGGGATAAGCGCCATTTGTGTTTCCCTTATGCGGGTTCAACGGGCCAATCGTCATCACCCAGATAAGGGAAGTTAGCATGATCTGTGATGTCACGCAAAGCCTGACGATAAGTAGCCCATGCTGTAGCGTTAACAGGAGCATCAGCAATCTGGGTCCAGTCAGTGTCCGACAGCAGTTGGTTGCGTTTGGCTCTAACTCTTGCAGAGGATGCATTGTAATAATTTTGTTTTTCCTCTGGTGTCTTTTCGACAACCGACCACTCAAGATGCCACTTGTCACCTGCATAGGT